GTTTTAATAGTTTTTTGTTCGTTGTAAGAGAACAACTTTTATTTTACGCCTACTAAGGCTAAATATAAAGCATTTTATAGACTTGGATTGTCTCTTCATTTTGTAAGGAAAATGGTATTTAAAACCTCTTCTTTATTTTTTTAGAGAATTAAGGGTTAAACTCTTTTGCGCCATGAAACGTTGTTTCTGGGCATGCATTTGCACCAGTTCATTAAGAGGTATTACCGGATCTGGTTTTGGAATAATTTCAGGCATTTCCAAAGGGGTGAACTCGAAATCAGGATCAAAATCTTCATTGATATTATTTGTGTTGTCCTGAATTCTTCTCACTAATTCTTCCAACTTTCTTAGTTTTTCTTCAAGTGGGGGCTCTTTCGTTATTGGGTCTATTGTTTGGTAAAGCCTTATTTTTGTGGCAGTCACAGTTGTTGTGGTTATAGATTGCATTCCAAAGGTAGTACCTTGTACCTTCCAATCACTTGGATTTTTCCAGGAATATATAAATATACCAAAAGTTGCTGTTATACATGACTCCTTCAATGTTACTTCAGCTCCACTTGTAGAAGTAAATGTGGCAGCTGTTAACCCAGTCCCAGTGATCTCAATTATTATGATATAACTCCCAGTATTATGAATCTGGATATTATTGTTTGACTTCCACTGAAGATTGATGTTGTTAGTGTTAGGATAGGACAAAGCCAAGGTTCCAAAAACATGTGTTGAATCAACTGTTCCCATACATGTGTATACTCCCGCGCTATAGATGCCTACAGGGGTATTTTCAAGTATAGGCACTAAAAATTGGAAGTGGTATTTTACCCTAAGAGTACCAACTGTTTTTGATAAGGGACCAGTTGTGCCTGCAATTATAGCGAAAGTGCCATAAGAAATTGTTCTAGCTTCCCCTTGTCCTGAAACGTAGCGGATTGCATCCCTTCCCACTTGAGGAGGGTGATATTTCCAACTAACTGGTGATCCATCTTTTGATGCCCAATAGGCATATTCTTTTGCATTGTTTGAAGACAATGCTTTATTTACATTAAGTGGATCATTTATTACAGACTCATCAGGGTCAGTCTCGAAGAAACCTATCATTTGGCCTTCAGTACCAGTGCTACATGACGTGACAAAGGTAATTTCAATAAACTTCAATCTATATTGATCATAAAGAATTGTGTAACATTGAAGTCGTGAATTTGGCATGCCACCTGGAGCCAGATTGAGAGAATATAACACATCTCCAACATTCATAGCGGCAGGGGTAGTTAAAATTTCAAGAAAGTCTTCAGCAATTACATCACAGCCTCTTCCATCAGCTAAATTGGTTCCAGTCCTTTTGGCACTTCTTCTCTGAGATCCAGTTGGTGGTCTTCCCTTGCCAGGAGTCCTCACAGTGAAAAAAGACTTAGGGGTCGTTGGGGAGGTGGCGACTGGAGCACCATTATTTTCACGTTTTTGCAAATGTGTAACCTCCTTGCCAAGCTTTTGTTCCTGAACCTTCTCAGTGTGTATTTGTTTTTGTTGCTTCTGCATTTTTGCTTTGAGTTGTGGCGCAATTTTGGTACCATTGACACTAACAACATGTTTATTTTCGTCCAACTGCTGTTGGTTCGGTACATGCTGAGTTTTGAAAGGGACATAATTTCGATTAGGAACTCGTCCACTGGGTTTATATTTATTGCCTCCCCTACCAACAACATAGTCTGGGTGCATCCTCCCACTTGAGTCCACATAATTTGCCCAATCATTTTCTTCTTTAGCGTACTGAATATGGTTACCACTTTGCTTTTTGCCTCCTCTTGTAGACATTTGCAAAGGTAAAAGTAAAGTTACTAAACGAGCGTAGGCAGTACGGTACGTAATACCCTCCTCTTTAGCAATCTTTTGAGCACGGTGGATAAGAATATTATCAGCCCTGTTAAGATCACCGCGGTCGTTATGTTTATATCGTGCGTATGCGAGGTCGTGCTTTCGAAATGCCTCGTCAAGATCGTCGATTGGTGGTGTGTCGGAATTTGTTACAGATTCCTGAAATTTACCGTTATTCCAGTACGGTCCACCGTAGTTGCCGTACGTCGCTTTCTGAAAGGCAGTTGCCTTTCAAAATGGGATTTATGCTGTAAAGCCGCCCTTTTTCGGTTCGGAAGGGAAACTATTAGTTTCCAAACCTAACAGAAAGCGAATTCTCCTGTCTCGTGACCTCATACGTGTCGTCAATCTAAATCCTAAAATAGGTTCAAAATCAACTTGTGTGTTGAATTGTGCTCCGCACTTTTCTAAATGGTCACAAAGACCCGAGAACAGGGAATGGTATTCACCAAATGTCTGCTCGATCTCGTGTGCACATGCTACTGTATATATTTGATCTAATGATGTCCGTTTGCCATAGCGTGCTATCGAACATATGCCTTTCTGTCCATCTGGAACAGGTACAATATATGTTTTATTGAAATACTCAAATTTTTGAAATGTACTCCCAAGCAGTGTATGCCCTATGATATCCAATTGGTCCATAGAACGTGTGACATCTAATTCGATCCCACACTTGCCATACCCTTGTGCTGCTATAGTGAGAGTGTATATTTGTTCAAATCCTTGGAAAATACCTATTAAATGGTCATCAGAGTAGATTTTCTTCTTAACTAATTTATTTACAAAAGTATATGGATCCGTATTCAGTTCCTCCATAACAGTCTTATCATACTGCCAAAATTGCACAGCACATGATATCACACTATAAATAATGATCCATTCATGGCCAAAACAATTATCAGGTGTCGTATTGGGACTCCCTGAGGGGTTGCTGTGTCGTTTCACAAGTACCTGCCCATTGGGCATAATTAAGTAAGTTCCTACTATACCTTTTTCATAGTAATAATCAATTCGGCGCCATAGGCCACCTACATAATTTACTTGATATTTATGGTTTCCAAATGAAATTGTCTTATACTGCCCCTGTAAAGGGGTCTCAAAATAATTTCGTGTATATTCATTAAAGGCAATGTATCTACATAGCTTTATTCTATCAAAGAGATATTTGCGCATAGAAGCATCCCACTTCTTGGCATCTCCTTCACGAAGCATCGTTAGCCAAGGGGCATGTGTAAATTCTTCAGCTAAGCGTTGAAAGCCGCCAAATTGTTTCACAAAGCCCACTAAAATGTCAGAGTCTTCTTTGATCAAATCATTAAGATGTCTAGATACTCTATCTGCTGATAAACAAAATATCCCATCCATTGGGTCGAATACTCTTGGGTCATCTAGATCTATTTTTCTTTGTGGCAATAGCTCAACTTTCACTGATACACCTGCAAAAAGAGGGTACTCTTGGATATGTGCATAATGCCAGAAATCTGATTCGTCAGCTCTGCATTGTTGTAGCATTTGTCGCTTATTTTTAACACCAATACTTTTAAGTAAAACACCAGGTGTAGCCTTAGGTGTATATGGTAGTTCATCACGATCGTAAATTCTAGTTCTGTCGCGAAATTTATCAAACCATAAAAAAAAAACAGTATCTGTCAAATACATAACCTGTGGATCAAGATCCATTTCCTCAATGTCTGAGACATCCATTTTGAGTACTGCTTTCTTGACGTTTGTCAAGGTTCCTCTGATCATAGTGTAACCTGTAGGGGTTATATTCATCTTTGTCAGATACTCATGGACTTGAGGATGTGTAAAGTATTTGGTGTTAGTTGGATTGTAAGTTTCATTATGTACATCAGGATGATATCCATAATGTTTTAGAGAACGATGTGGGACTACATCATTCTCTCGTGGTGGGATACATCGTATTTTGTTAAAAAACCGAAAATAGATGTTCTCTTTTAGGGCTGGATCGATGATCCCACCATCCCGCCCTCTTACGAGTTTTTTGGAGGGGGTGTTTGTTTAGATATCTGAGGGATATCATCGGCAACAGTCTTAAGTTGTTGCAAGCAAGGAGCACACCAATCCCATCTCTTCTTAAGAGACTGGTCATAGTGAGTTGGTCTTGAATTACACTTTACACAGACTGCATCCTTAGAATCGGATTCTTCCTTCTTAAAAGGAGGATTATAACAATTTCTGCAGTAATTAGGTTGAAAAATTCGTCCAGTTTTTGGAGATTTTTGCTTGTCATCTTTAGTAAGATTGGCATGGCATTTATTGCACAGTCGATTTCTTTTCGCATCGCGAGGTTCAACATTCGCAACTTTTGCCTCTTCAACTTTCTCTTCTCGAAAATTATCTATCTTCTTGTCAAGAGCCATCATCATCTTCAACAGAACATCTATATCCACACTATTCTGTTTTGCCTCAGTATCCTTTGGTTCAGGAATATGAATGAAATCAGATAAATCCTCAATGTCTTGTTCAACAGCAGCTATCAATTCTTGCCAGTCTTGCTGGACAAAGTAGTCATATTTCATATGTCTAACTTTGATTGATTTTGAATCTGCATCAGTTACAAGCCACTCACCAGGCATTGCTTTCTTAATCATATCATAATTGAAAGTGTATTTAGGATCATCAAAGTATATTTCTCGTTCTTCTTGATCATACACCTCATCCTGCCATCGGTAGTATTCATCCCATTCATCATGGGTATGGGGTTCATGAAGTAACCACCATGTTGAATCATCCTTATCATCTGGATCCACAATATATCGAGTATCACCTCTAATTAAAAGATCAATAGCACCCCAAGACTGAAAAATCTTATCCATTCGCTCACGCGATGCCTTTTTAGGTGTCCTTGATTTAACCTTAAACAATTTAGAAAGTTTAGCTAAATTAAAGTGCAATATCTTCTTTTTATACTTGTCGTCCAGTACATACTGAAGGGGCACAACCTCTAATTTTTTGTCACCTGGTGGTGGAATACTAGAAGGTTGAGGGTTAGGAAGAGTAACACTTGGGGAAGGTTTCTTACTAACTGCCTGATGTAATAAATCTAAATCACCCTGAACGAAGGGTTGAAAATAATTTATCCAAAAATCTGTGGCATAATGAACTCCCAGTACAGCTTTTCTAGAAAGACTAAAGGGACCGGCTCCACAGGTGCCAAAATCGCTTGTTGCTTTATGTTGTCCCTGTCCTTGAAGGCGTCCTGAAGTGACAACATGTTTACCATCCTTGAATTGATACAAAGCAATAAATTCATCCCCGGGCTGTACTAATTCAGCCCTTGCTCTCCCGAGTCCAGGGATATTGGGATTTTTAAGTATACACAATTCCTGATTTGATGTAATAACATCCACACCATACCTTAAACCACCAAATGAGATAAATCTATCTGGGACTATACCAGTACGGGGGGCACTATCAAATATAACATGTGTTGCAGAATACCCATTTACTTTGCATTGAGTGTAGACACCCATGAATCTATCATTAGGGTCAACAATTGCAGCGATAAAATCAAAATCTTTGAAGAAAAGCCATGGTGAGCCTGTCATCATTGATTGTAATACAAGGGGGCTAGTGGTAGCATCAAACTTTTGAAAGGCGTCCTTTGTTAAAGTAACTCCTTTAGGTCTCAACCTACGTGTCCACTGTAAAGCTTGCTTGAAGCGTCGTGGTTGTGGTTGGGAAAGGGGCTCAGAATTAACTGCCATATATGTAGTTAGGAATGGTGCAAAAGGCATAACTCTTAGATTAGAAATAGAACTTAAAATCCAGAATATAAACTCATGCTCAACCAATTCGGTCATCTGTTGGCCGGTAGTAGCATTTCTATAAGTTACAATTGTTGTCTTTCGACGTCCATATTGAACAAACAGCCACATACCAGAGAGGGCGGTCATTATAAGATTTACAGCTAAATTCCACATTGGATACACTATTCTAAGTAAACCTGCAAATACATAGAAGGTTATAAAATAATCTCCTACATACCAGGAAAAACAAAGGGGGTAAACCAAAAGTAAAATATTTGAAGCATTATTTCCTAAAAGACCCACTCCTATAGCTCCTGTAAGCCATACAAGGGTTCCTGTATAAGGATATCCAGACCTCATTATATGAGCGGCAATATTGAGATATATCATCTCAAAATTGCGCCAAAAACCAGTCATTCCAAATATTAGTGATCCTATTATCATTGCATCTGGCACTATTAAATTCATTATTGTGACAGCAAGTAAAGTGACCACAGCAGCAGCTTGCAATACCGTATTAAAAGACCATAGAAAAGCCATTGTGAAAACTTTTTCACCACTTTGAACTAAGGCCTCCATAAAGTTATCGATGGTAAGCAATGAAGCCATTCCGAGCGTAGCAGCATTAACAGTATTGTTAGCAGCAGTAACAATCGTAGGTGTAGCCTGATGTACTGCTTGAACCACTCTTTCGGTAAATGTTGGTGGGGGACGAAAAAAGAAATCGAATATAGACATGATTATATTGTAAATGTAAATGAAAAGGAGTGAACCAATTCCACACACAAGTACAAAAACCAAGAATGCGATATACAATTTTGTCCTCATCTCCATAGGAGGTACCACTGGGGGCAGAGCCGGCACTGGGGGTGGCGGGGGCCCAGGAGGTAAAGGAGGTCGAGGAGGCAAATTATTATTATTACTTCGCCCTCTGAATGCATTTTCACTGCTTCCAGATGAAGCTCCCTCTCCTTCTTCCTCATCATCATCAGATGTTGAGGGTGGGGAATTTCTTTGCGCATCATTGAAAGCCTTAAGAGCTGCCAAAGCTTGTTCAGTCAGTTCTTGTTTTTCAATTCTCTCTGGACGAGTCGACCAGATTAACTCTGCACACCTCAATGGCATAACATCCACTTTATCAGTGTACATTCTATTCATTGTGGTCACAAAGAAGTCTCGAGCTTGCGCTCCAACTTTCTTGAAAATTTCTTGCTCAGTATTTCTAAAGACTGTTATCGTTGTACGAGTCGTTTCCTTAAAAACAATGTAATACGCAGGGAAAGTTATCAGGGGGATCAAATGAGATTTACGCTCTAAAAGCTCTTCCCCATCATCCATTTCAAGTTTCTGGTACTTTGGAGTTCTCTCATAATCAATTCCTTCACGATTGTATTTAACATCGGTAGGTATATTAAAAGTAGATTCTCCCTGAAACATACCAATACCTTCTCCTTGCTTCCATCCCTGACTTTCTAGTAAAGTTCTACCTTTTTCTAGTGGGTCAAAGTGGGAAGGCAAAGGTGGTGTTTGAGGTCTCAAATTTTGTTCAGTTTCAACTGTTTCCATTAGGGGATTCCCATCCTGATTTCCTTGAAAGGCC